GCCATATCTTATGGACGGTCTTGCGGAAACTGGGCTGTGCCTTTGCTTGGTGTACCGCCTCGGTCACCGCCCACCCTGCGACCGTTGTCGCCAGAGTCTGTGCAAGCATTGGAGCTTCGTCTTTTTCCCGTTTATCCATCACGGGGACTACATCTTCGTCATTCTCGATAGCTTCTTCTATCTTTTCACGGGTTTTGAAATTGGTCGCCTTTGCCCTTCCCTCTGCCATCTTGCGCAGGTATGCACCCGTCAGCTTCGGAATATACTCAGTTTCCAGAAGCTCGGCTGTCTCTTCGCCGTGCTTGTCTGCTATGTCCTGCATTAAGGGTGTGAGGTCGTCTGCGAGTTCCTCGTTCCATCGGTCTTCGTCCCACCATTCAGCACCTGCACCGATTTTCGGTAAAATCGAATTAAACTGTCTACGGAAGAACTTCTTTAACACCTCTTCAAGTGCTTCTTTTTCCTCGTCGGTTGCGGTGGGTGCTTTTACCTCAACAGATGAAGACTTGACCCTCGGAGTCGTGCGCTTTTTTTCTTCTTCAACGGGTAGGCTCATCTCGTCACCTGTCGAGAGGTTAAGCGGCACGATCATCTGATCGCCGCCGTCTATCGGTGGAAGGTTAAGCTCCGCACGGACTTCGTTACGGGTCATATATGGCGCACCTGCGGCTTGATACAAAATAGCCGCACGCTCTTCAAAACTCCCCTTGAGTTTCTCTGACAAGTCAAATTCGACATATGTCCCTCGGTCTGCGCCGACCTTTGGCAGAAGAAATTCGTTGAACCTCTGCTGGAGCATCTGGATATCAGAACCCAAGCACTCAGCATATAGGGCTCTTGCGTTGTCTTTTGCGCTTGCGTAGGTCTGTGTCTCCGTGTGCCAGATAAGCGAGGGATTGACCCTATAAGCCGCCGCTACAGCTTCTCTGGACAGCTTAATAGATTCAGCCCATTGCTGTTCTTTGAACGAGGTCTGGAAGGGTTCAATCTTCATGCCGTCTTCCAGTATTGGAATCGACCCAGCCTTTGAGCCACCTGCTCCCCATGCCTCACGGAATGTAGTCACCCACTTTTCACGCTGTGCATCTGTCCACGGTGCTACGTCCTTCGGTCGTGTGATCTGTGCGTTCAGTCTTCCAGATGATCGCCACAATTCCTTTCTGAAGTTGCTGGAAGATATCTGCTCTTCTAAGAACTGACGTAAGGACGTAATCGGCGAAAGGAATCCAGACGGGTTTCCTGCCGAATAGGTTTTGAACTGCACGAACTCCTCTTTTGGGATGTCCACAACGCCACCGTTTGACGCTCTAACACGGATTACGTCTGCGCCGTATACATTACCGCCCTCGGTCGCTTCGACCCAGTCAGACGGTACGATATACATCTCGTAGCCCGACTCCATGTCTGCCGACGGGATGACCCATGCGTATACGTTGCCGAACACAAGATACTCGGTCACTAGACCACGGATAAATTCGTATGATGTTTGTACTTTGTTCGGTCGGTACAGTAGCCTTGCCGCCGCTGAATCCCTATCACGCTTCCTGTTGCCGTCTGTGTCCCTGTGGTAGACCTTGACGGGCAACTGCGCTATGCTTGCCGCAAGGAAATCAACGACAGCCCTTAGATTGTCCTGAGTCTGATACAGCTTTCTCACCGAATAATTAAGCACCGCTGTCGGTGCATCTGGTGAAAAGCTGATGTAATACTGCGGTCGTGCCAGCGCACGAAACCGTCCTAAAATTCTCGGCATTTATTGCCCTCCTCAAACAAATACCACGGGCGAACCCGTGGCATAAGCTGATTCATATATTTTTGGTTGCTTTGTATCATCTATTTTCGTCGCCGCCGCAAACGCCATAAAACACGCATATAATGCGCTGATCTCATCGGGCGACTTAATCCTGTCGGGAAGTTCCACACCTCCACCAAGGTTTTTTAACTGCATCGTTTTAGCTGGCTGGTCAAGCACGGGCTGTGGCAGGTGGTAGATTTTTAAACCGCCTCTGGAAGGATCACCACAACTTGCGACCCCATCCCAGAAACGCCCCCAAGCACTCGTTAACGCTGTACCCTCAATAGCGTACCGCTCAACCCCTGCAATAGTGCAGAGCAGTTCTGCCGTACCTGTCACGGGTGCGCCCCTGCCTTGAAATGCCAGTTTCATGTTGCCCCTTACCGCTCTGGTTCTGAACCAGTCTTCAACCCAGCCAATGCCAGATCGTCGGGCTATAACTTCTATGTGTACGTTGCCGTCTTCTCTTAATCCACAGGCGGCAATGCTGACCCACGTCCTGTCGTGGCTCATGTCTATGCCGTAATAGATCTCCGAAGATGGTGCTATGCATGAGGTCTCGTCTATCCCTGCGCTCCATGCCCCGTCGGGGAAGGGTTGCGGTAATATCGTTTCAACTTGCTGGCACATACACTCTGATCTGAATTTATTTTCTGGCATGGTCTGTCTCGATGACATCAATGCCCTCTCTGTCAATTTTCCGTATCCAAGCGCAGGGTTTGCTTGAGCGAGTGCTTCGAGGTCATCCGTCGCCGCTCCCTCTGGTGATGACCACTCGAACAGCCCTAATGCGTCCCCGTCAACTTCACCGCCGAAGTCTGCCGCCTTGTCACCCGTAATATACTCCAATGCTGTGGAGCGCAACTGTCGCAGTACAACGCTGTCTGGATCACCTGCGTTTGAGAAGCATATTAAAATGGCGTTCGGCTTGGCTACTGTTGAGCCCATTGCCGCCGCCAATACTTCGAAGTCTCTCTGTTCTCTGACCTCGTCCAGCATGACAAGGTCGTTGGAGTCGCCACGCCCTGCCCTTCGTGTGGGTGCGCCTACCTTGTAGGTCGCACCATTCTTCAGTACAAGTCTTTTGTTTCCGTTCGTCCGTGCGACTTGTTTGACTTCCTTTTTAAGCTCTGCGCTTGACTCCTGCGCCTCTATGACCGCCTCCCAGACTTCTTCGGCTTTATCCAAAGACAGGGACGTTCCGAAGACGTTCTCGACCTCCAGAACATTCATGAAGAACGAGGCGATAATATAACTCAGTTTCGTCTTCCCGTTCTGTCTGGCGATCATAAAAAGGACGGTTCTGTATCTGAATCGCCAGTTCCCAAGTAGATCGCCCACGATTTCAAGGGCGTGGATTAACGCCCATTTTTGCCACGGGTACAGAGTCTCTTTAAGTGTCTCCTCTGCATATTTGATGCACAAAAAACCGAGGCTTGTATCCTCGGTCAATGCCCTCAGCGGAGGAGTATATAATCTTGGCTCGGTCTTCCCAAGCATTTCAACACCACCTTTTAGTGTTTGCCTTGAGAGATGCCCCAGAAGGAGAGGCAAGGCTATCCTCCTTTCGCTTCGTCAAGCTATTCTGGGGCAAGGTTTCTAGGTTCTTTCGTGCGATTTTTCGTGTGTTTTCGCACGATAATCACGAGTATTTTGGTAATTTAAAGGTCTACTTTAAGTGACGTGCGTTTCTACCCACCGCCTTTTTGCATCCGTCACCATTTTGACATTGTCTTCATGGAAATACCCATCCGCTTTTTCAATGGCGAAAATGATTTCCTCAATAGCGCAATCTGTGTTTCCGTCTCTCAGGAATCGTAAAGCGTTATTGAGCATATCGCACGATGGGTATTTTCCAAACACCGCATTTTTCTTTTTGATGTTCATTTGATCTACCTTTAAACGACTTAATGAGTTTTTTATCGAGTGACACTCAATTACCACTCGATTCTTCAACAGGTGGGTCTACTTTAAATCACTATGCTCAAGTGCTTCGATTGCCATGTCAAAAGCTTCCTTAATGGGGTCATGGGTGCTTTCAAGCCATGAGTTAGACGCAAGCAATATCTGTTGCACTTTTCGTAAAAAAATTATTGCTTCTTCTTTAGACATATCTTTTCTCCTCGGTCTACTTTATATCACGGCAATGAATCAAATTCAGCTTCTCGCATTAGATTGCCGACATTCAGAATATCACTCAAAACTCCGATAGCAGTATCATTGATTTCTAATGCAACAGTCGGATTATTTACCGTCCATAAAATTGGCTTGATTCCTGCCGTTGAAAGCATACCGTAGAAAGTATCATTCATACTGTTATATGAAACCGTTGTTGTGACAAGTCTTTTATCATTCTGCAACGTTTCAGCCTTTGTTATCAGCGAAGCAAAATTCTCCGACGTATAACTTCCTTCAAGTCCAAGCCCAAGCATTGCCTTCGGGAAATATACGCCGATTTTCTGAAGCGCAGAAACAGAGAATGAAATAAATGAAACATACTCGCCAATTCCTATTTCGTTTATTGTGTCCGCAATCAGTTTGATTCTTGCATCCGTCCAGTATGTTCCATCATTTACATCTTTCAACTCAATCACAGGATGAAGTGATAGCTTTTTGCACTCAACGATAAACTCTCGGAATGTCGGTATTTCTGTACCTGCCCATTTTGCCGCTTTCCAAATTCCGTAATCGTATTGACTTGCCTCTTGATACGTTATATCAGCGATGTTTATCGTAGATGACAATTCTGTTCCGTCTGCGTTTCTTGCTGTACGATTAATTGTTAAATCATGGAGCAATACCGGAACACCATCTGAAGTAAACTGGACATCACATTCTGCATATTCAAATCCTTTCTTTTTTGACATGATATATGCAGGCAGAGTGTTCTCCGGTGCATCTGTGCTGTATCCCCTATGATTGATGGAAATGATGAAGTTATTGCTATTTGCGTATACATGTTTTTGCTCTTCCGACATCTGTTTTTGCAATACATATACATTGTTCACAAGCAACTTTGCATAATTAACGTCAGAAGTATCGAAAACGATTGAGTTTTCCCCTGTTCTGATCTCATCTATAACAATGTCAACCGCAGAATTTACAGAAGCATAATAAAGCATAAAATACTTTGCGTTTTCCGGTATGCTTACAATTTGCGAAGCATTCCCCGTAAACCAACCAATCACCGATGCAAGGATTTGTTCATATCCTGATGTATAAAAAGCAAAACCAACTTTATATTTTCCGCTATGCAATGATGCAGAATTGATTGTTACCCTTGCACTCGTTGCTCCTGTTGGCACTTTCTGCAAATATTCCTGTTTTACTCTTGCCCTGTTCTTTGGCGTACCGGATGGACGATTGTATGAATTTTCAACGGGTGTAACTTCGCCGTGTTCATAAATAACACTTGTATTAACGATTTCTGAATCTTTAATTTCTTCTATCTTCGCTTCGCTTGATAACAAAATCGTCAGATCAGACAGGACTCCGCTCGGTGTAAGTGCGCTCCCGCCATTATAGAAATCAACCTTAAAAATATATGCAGGATATGCTTCAGACCATTTCGCAAAATCAATTTCATACAAATATGCATCCTGGTTATACGTTGTTGAAAAAGCAGAATTATTCCACGTTCCGATATACGCGCCACTTTCCCAATCAAAAGCAAGAAGAAACATTTTTATACTTGATGTTCTGAAAAGCGCGTTTCTATTGATTTCTGCAATTGTCCTACACCAATTATCAGACGATGTTGCAGCACCATCTGTGATTGCAAAATATCCTTGTTCTGCAATAATCTTCCCGGAATAATTCTGAATCAAATTCGAGATTCTTTTAGAATATGAGTTGCTGTTCAGAGCATATAGTTTTATATGACTTGATTGTTGTGCCTGCGGTACTGTTTCGCTGTATGTGTATAGTTTTATAAACGCTGTGTTTGGATCGCTCGGAGAAAGTGATCCTTTGCCCTTGCTGTCTGTTTTCAGAAATGTATAGGACGAATCATATTGAGATATATACATATAAATACTGTTTACATCATTTTCAGCAACAACATTCTGATACCCAATATCCCGTACATCAACGAAATTTACAGTTCTCTGATTATTATTACCAACCGCAGGCTGTCCTTGCGAAAGTTGACCGTTTTCCCATACAAGCGGAATTTCCCATTTCGCTTCGAGGCTTTTCCCTATATTATTAACTGCTTTTTCTTCAAGTTCAAAAGCATTTTTTAAATCACCAACTTCATCGCCCATTGCGACCGCTGTCCAATGGGATGCTGTCCATGCTTCGGCTGTCTCGATCGCTGTCGTGCAACGGTATAACTGCCCTTCATGGATGACGTAATCACCCACGGCATAGGTTGCCGTTGCATCATACTCTGCGGCAAGGTCTGCCAGAATAGCATTGTCTGCGTTCTCTCTTGCCTGTGCCTCGTCTTGTATCGCCTGTTCTCGTGCCTGTGTCTCTGCCTCAAGATCATCTGCTATGTCGCCCGTCAAGGATTCTTTCAGATTTTGGAAGGATATCCTCTTCAGATAATTGCCGTCTTGTATCGGCACGGC